GTGGTTTTGGTGGTGGTACTTGGAACGCTGGCGATGAAGGCTATCAACAGCTAATGGATAACTATCAGCAAAACAATCCTAAAGCAAAGAACCTTACGGCATTAGCCGATAATTACACAGATGTTACAATAAGTAAACCTCACACAATGCAGCTTGCAGAAGGCACGGAAGGAGTTGTTAATTCAGCTGTTCCTATCCAAGACGTACTGGGTATAACAGAGCAGGACTCTACCTCTCTCGCAGCTCCGTTACAGTCTGCACCTATGCAGCAACCTATGCAGCAACCTATGCAGCAACCTATGCAGCCTGTAGTTTCCCCTTTGCACATGCAGCAACCCCTACAAGCACCAGAGGCACCTCAGACTATGCAGGGGATTGGCGCGCTTCAGCCAAACACTCAAGTCCATAATAACACGCAACCTGTGAACCAGGCACCTCTCCAAGATAGGCAGCAGAGTACAGGGTTTGGACTAAGCAACCCAGGCACCTCTTACCACACAGGACTTAGCCAAACGCCTTCCAGCAACCCCCTGTACGCACAGCAGGACCAGGGGACGCAAAGTGTTTTTACAGGGCCAGAGCAAGGTAATAAAGCATGGTGGCTACGGTAGACGCCCAGTGGCATAAAAGAGTGGTTTAGGGCATAATAACAATTAATGATATTACGGAGAAAATAATGGGTATTAGCACAATAGAACAAGGCGAAGAGTTAGGGCTGTCTGTCCAGATTGAAGATGGTACAAGTTCAGGGCTTTACCCCCGTGCAATTGTTACCAACGACTCAGGAAGCACTATCTCTGGTGGAACGGTAGATTTAACCGTAGCAGGCACCACAGGAATGTACTACAACGCAGGCACAGCACTAGCTATGCCAGATAATGCGTTTGTAACAGTTACCTACATTATCTACACAGACGCGGGGCACACTACAGAATCAACAACCTATTTACGCTCAGCTGATATGTTTATGAGAGCGGGTGAAGTATCTGCTGACGTCACTAAAGTTAGTGGGTCGGCGAGTGCTGCGGATAAGTTAGAAGCCAACGTACTACTTACTATCGACGCAGCTGTCAATGACGCCTCTGCTTCAACCTCCTTGTTCGATACAACCCTAACTGAAACCACAACTAACGCATACGTAGGTAGAGAGCTTCATATGACTAGCGGTAACGCAGCAGGTGAAGTTAGTAAGATTACAGCTTACAACGGTACTACTAAAGTAATAACATTAGCTCCGGGCCTTTCAACTGCCCCAGCAGACACTGATACATTCACTATTTTCTAATGAGGGTGTTATATGGGCGCTAGATTAGGGTTTTCAGGATATACTAGACACGACCGATATACAACTGCGGGTCAGATAGACATCACTCTAGCGACTATGCAGTTGTTAGGGCAGTCGCACTCTATTGCTATTGATGAGGCAGTACATGTCGACTTAGCAACAATATCACTAAGTGCTGGCGCAGTAACTCTAGTAGAAACGACCCATGTAGATTTATCCAGCATGGGTTTGGCTACTTATGACGTAGACAACATAGTAACCCTGCCTGCTGCAACACTACAGGTAGCTACTTATGACGTAGACAACATAGTAACCCTGCCTGCTGCAACACTACAGGTAGCTACTTATGACGTAGACAACATAGTAACCCTGCCTGCTGCAACACTACAGGTGGCTGCTAACGACGTAGACAACATAGTAACCCTGCCTGCTGCAACACTACAGGTGGCTGCTAACGACGTAGACAACATAGTAACCCTGTCTGCACCTGCACTGCAGTTGGTAGGAAAGGATGTTACTTTAGAAGAAACAGTGCATATAAGTACTGCTACCATAGCGCTGGTAGGACAAGAAAACACCACTATTGCAGAGGTAAATGTAGACACAGCAGCAGTTGCACTAAGCACCGCTGCAATAACTCTAACAGAGTCTCCTAACGTAGATTTATCAGGTATGGCATTAAGTGCCTTAGCTGTATCCCTTGAAGGCACAATAAATGTATCTGCAGTTACTGTAGCTTTAGTAGGGAATACTGTTGTAGTAGAGCAGAGCGCTAGCGTTCCCACAGCAGCCCTGCAGCTGGTCACTAAGAATGTTGATAACATAGTTACACTATCATCTGGCGCTATGGCCATCACTAGTTACGACGTCAGTTTAGAAGAAGATATATTAGTAGACTTAGCTTCTATTGTACTGGTAGGTAAAAATATAGATATTATATTGGACAGCTACTTAACTGTAACTGGGGTGTCTGCGACAGGCTCCGCTAGTAAAATAACTACTTGGGCAGATTTAGTCACTGCAGATACCAATACTTGGACAGAAGTACCCGCGGCATAGGTAACGAATTAATTAATTAAAACATACAATAGGAGCAGGTCATGGCATCAAGCTACACAACAAATTTAGGATTCGAGAAGCAAACAGACGGTGAAAACTCATCTACTTGGGGACAGAAGGTCAACACTGTCTTTGACCTCATAGAGGATGCCATCGCAGGTGTTGGCTCCATCTCAATGACGGCAGATGCAAACAAGACACTAACTGATACAGACGGCGCAGCAGATGAGTCACGAAGTGCTATACTAGAATTTACCTCAACACTGTCCCTAACCGCAACGCGCTCTATTATAGTACCTACCTCAGGCAAAATATACGTAGTTAAGAACGGCACTACTGGAGGCCAGTCTCTTACAATAACCACAGTAAGCGGTACAGGTGTTACTGTTGCTAACGGCGATATAAAGATAGTTTATTGTAATGGTACAAATATATTAGAAGCAGGCGCAGCAGACCAGACGGCCGCTGAGATTAAGACCTTATTAGAGAACGGCATTGACAGTATTCATTATGTAGACGGTAGTATTGATAATGAACATATTGCAGACAATGCAATTGACAGCGAGCACTACGCTGACGGCAGTATCGACACAGCCCATATTGCAGATGACCAGATTACAGTAGCAAAAATGGCAACCAACTCAATTGACTCTGACCAATATGTAGACGGGTCAATTGATAACGCACATATGGCAGCCAACTCAATTGACTCTGACCAATATGTAGACGGGTCAATTGATAACGCACATATGGCAGCCAACTCAATTGACTCTGACCAATATGTAGACGGGTCAATTGATGCGGCTCATTTATCAGCTACATTAGGTGATTTAAGAAGAGGGGTTACCCATGTAGGTAGAGATGCTAATGACCATATTCAGATAGACACCAATATGATAAGATTTTATATTGACGGTGTTAATGTAATGAGTTGTGATGCTTCGGGCAATATAATCGCCAAAGGCAATGTAACAGCTTACGGAACACCTGCTTAAAGGAATTGAAATGAGTTTATATGGATATGGATACGGAACAAACGATGGGCAGAACGCCATTGACTGGAATTACTATAGGTATCCCGTACAGCAAGCAGGCGGAAGACCTCTGGATTACCCTGCACATTTACCTTGGCCTCCTGTACCTAGCGCTGCAAACGTCGGCGGTGGTGGCGGAGGTTCGCCTAGAACCCCTGCGCAACAAGGTATCGGTTCGTTAAACGGCGGTAAAGAGTATGGTTGGAAAGACGTGGGTAACTTCCTGTCTAACCAGACTCTGGGCCCTATGGGTGAGCAGGTCGGCTTAGGTAATTACAACGCAGGTAATACAATAGGGACAATGGGCGCAGGCTTACTAGGGGTCAATCCTGTCGTAGGTATGGGACTAAGTTGGTTAGGTAATCAGGCTTGGGGCAACAAGTACGGAGAGGACGGCTTCTGGGGCAGCTTCTGGGGTGAAGATAAAGATAAAGACGATGAAAAGACAGACGACGGACTGGGTGACAATCCTCTAGGTATTCCTGGTAAGGATAATTTAGGTAGAGGATTTACTAATCCAAGTGACTTAAGTAAAGGACCTAATCAGTTTGGGCTAGAGGGCTACAATATGCAGGGCGAAGAGGGGGTCACAGACCCTAATGGTCCGTATGGTGATGGTAGCGGGCTAGGATATAACGCCCCTACCACAATCGAGACATTCAGCCCTGATAACAACTACGGATATACTGGCCCCGACTCTAATGGAAACAGTCAGAACTTCAACTATACTGGCGGCGACGGCTCAGCAGGCGACGGCTCAGGATTTGGTGAAAACAACTCAGGATTTGGCGGTTTTGAAGATGGTACCGATGAGAGTGACGCAGCAGCTGCGGACCAAGGCGAGTGGTAGATTTAAAGGAGCTTTAAATGGCATTACAATCGATTAACTTTCCTCCGGGAATACAAAAAGAGGGTACAACCTACTCTTCAGAGGGCTCTTGGGCTGATGCAGACAGGGTTCGATTTAAAGCAGGAAGGCCTGAGCGTATTGGCGGCTGGGCAAAACATATTGACGGCACTTTAAACGGCGTGGCCAGGGCTGTAATAGCGTGGCGTTCCAACAATGGAACTGTTAGTACTGCTTACGGAACACATAAGAAGCTATATATAGAGCAGGGTGGTACGCTTTACGACATAACACCTCTTAGAAAAACTACTGCTACCATGTCTAGCGACCCAGCAGCCTCGGTAAATGCATCTACTACAGTCACAATAACAGACACGGCGCATGGCGCCTCAACAGGAGACTTTGTAACCCTGTCTGGACTTACAATGGGCGCGTCAGGACTGGTAACTACAGAAGTAAATGCCAACCATGAGCTTACAGTACTTACTGTAGATACATATACTATAACTGTAGCAACCGCAGCGTCTGCTACAGTATCTGTAGGCGGAACAGTAGGTGTCGCAGCTTATGAAGTCAGTATTGGCGTGAAGAATGAGACGTTTGGATACGGTTATGGTACTTCTACATGGGGCGCTAGTACGTGGGGAACACCCCGTACTACGTCTACAGTTACACTAACCCCTAGGATTTGGTCTTTAGATACATTTGGTGAAGACCTGATAGCAGCTTATGAGCAGTCTGTATTATTTAGATGGGACTTTTCAGTAGGTGTAGGCACAAGAGCGGTAGCCTTAGCCAACTCCCCTGCTGAAAACAGCCAAGTGGTAGTCTCTAACCCAGACAGACATCTTATTGCATTTGGCTCTCACGACGGGACAGCTTATGACCCCTTGTTGGTAAGATGGTCTTCACAAGAGAACGCTACAGACTGGACAGCTAGTAGTATTAATACTGCAGGTAGTCAGAGTCTGTCAGGCGGTTCTGCAATTGTAGGCGCCAAGCGTGGACAAGGACAGGTTCTAGTGTGGACAGACACTGATTTGCACTCTATGCAGTTTACAGGACCCCCATATACATTTGGTTTCCAACAGATTGCAACAGAGTGTGGGGCAGCTGGCCCTAATGCTATGGCAGTATCCAACTCAGTAGCGTACTGGATTGGGCAACATAACTTCTATATGTATGACGGTTCTGTAAAAGCACTGCCTAGTACTGTACGTACTTATGTATTTAACGATATTAATAAGACGCAGCGTAGTAAGATGGTGGCAGGACTAAACCAGGCGTTCCATGAAGTGTGGTGGTTCTATCCAGCAGTTGGTAGTGATGAAAACAATAAGTATGTGATGTATAATTACGCAGAAGGAGTGTGGTCGCTTGGTACCATGGGCCGTAGCGCTTGGGTAGACAGAGGAACATTTAGCCTTCCTATTGGAGTTTCTGATACAGGGGTAGTTTATGACCATGAGAAAGGAGATACTGAAGACGGTACTGCTATGGTGTCCTATATTGAGTCTGCTGAGTTTGATTTAGGTGAGGGTGATGAGTTATTCTCACTACATAAAATCATACCTGACATATCACAAGACGCAGGGTCTGTTGATATTAGCTTCGATGCTAAGCTGTACCCTAACGATGCAGCTAAGGCATACGGACCTTTCACTGTAACCCCTACAACAGAAAAGATAAACACTAGGCTTAGAGCGCGCCAAATCAGCATTAAATTTACTTCAGATGCCGTATTAGACGAGAAGTGGCGACTTGGTACATCCCGTATTGATATTAAACCCGCAGGAAGGAGATAGTATGGCAGTTTTACTAAAAGAGCGTTTCCCTATACCCAAGGATGTATATGAAAAAGAGCAGATAAACCAGCTAGTTAGAGTACTAGAGCTGGCTTTTCGTAAGGTTGATTTTGAGTTAGCGGACGATGCAGACCAGCGTGAAGCTGAAGGATGGCTGCTAAGATGAGTAACTACTTTAAATCAGCAGGTACAGCTTTACCTACTACCGCAGCAACTACATTATTAACAGCGACTGCCCAGTCGTCTTTTATCTTAAGTAGTGTTATAATATCCAACACTACCGCCGGAAGCGAAACAGTAGACATAAATTTCGTCGATAGTAGTGCAAGTGCTACATTTAATATCGCCACCGAGCTTGCTATTGGCGCCAAAACCAAGATAGAACTATTGAGTAACTCTTTTGTATTAGAAGAAGGGGATTCGATGACAGCAACTGCATCAACTGGTAGCTCTATTGAAATCGTAATATCATATTTAGATAGGTACAGAGGCGGATAATGGCAGGCATACAAGATTTAGCACAATACGGCAGAGGCAACGATACAATGATTGCTCACGTAACTCCGGGCGAGCAAATGATTCCGCCTGAGATGATGGCGCGCCACCCTGGTCTACAGAAGGAGTTATACCAAGCCTATGAGGCTGAAGGTATGGACCCACGTCAATTTAAAGTAGGCTCAGGTATCACTTCATTAAACCCAACTACAGGCATGCCTGAGTACGGGTTCTTCAAGAAACTATTTAAAGCCGCGGCCCCTGTCGTAGGCTACGCAATGGGTGGTGCTGCAGGCGCTGCTATTGGTGGTGCTCTAGCAGGAGCCTCTGACGGAGGCGGCTGGAAGGGTGCTTTAAAGGGAGGTGCTATCGGTTACGTTGGTGGCTCTCTTGCTGCAGGCGGTGCTTTTGGTGACACGATTGCATCGAACTCAGGTATGGGTTTTGGCGGAGCTACCGGCACACCTGGGCTTGGTTCTTTTGGAACAGAGTGGTCGGGCACGCCAGGAGCATGGGGTAGCAACGGGGTTTCTAGCTCTATCGAACGCCATGGTGGTATTGGTAACGCGTGGCAGAACCTAGGTAAAAAAGCAACCAGTAGCCCTATGCTAGCAATGGCAGCATTAGGCGCTCTTTCAGAAGAGCCTGACAACGGCGGTGGTTCTTCGTACGTTCCAAACGACCAGCCTGGCGACCCATTTAACATAGACCGTCCTGATTTAGAGTCAGGTACTGGAGTTCATCAAAGTAATGCTATCACAGATGCGACAGCAGGATATGGTACTGGTTACAAGGACCACAAAGCCGTAAACATGCCTTACAACACTACAGACTATGTAGAGTCTCCTGTAATCAGGCCAGCCGAACTAGTGATAGGTAACCCAAATCTAACTCCAAAAGAGTTGATGGAATACTACAGACCTAAGGCTTATAAAGCACAGGGCGGAATGATTAATCACGGCACGACAGGTACTGCTGACGATGTTCCAATTATGGCATCGAGAGGTGAATTTGTAATGACAGCAGACGCTGTAAGAAACGCAGGACAAGGCGACCCAAGACTGGGCGCTAAGAAACTATATAACCTAATGTACAATTTAGAGGGAGCAAGATAATGGCTACATCAACAACCACAACGGCAGGAGGCATCCCTGAGTGGATGGAAGACTATGCCAAGAAGACAATGGCATCAGGGCAGTCTCTTGCAGAAACCCCTTATTCGTCGTATAGTGGCTCACAGCTAGCAGGCTTCACAGCCCCTCAGACTCAATCAGCTAACCTAGTCCAGTCTAATGTAGGCTCAGGACAAGCAGCCCTGGCGGCTTCTACAGGCTTAGCAGGCGAGCAGGCGAAATACGCAAGACAGGGTATCGCTCAAGCAGGAGCGGGAACTCCGTTATTCGGTCAAGGTGTTTCTATGACTGGTGCGGGTGCTGGCCTAACTAACGAGGCTGCCGCGGCAGCAAGAGGAGCACCGGCTACATTTAATGCAATGATGCCTGCTCTAGCGTCTCAGTACGCAGACACAGCTAAAGCCTACGACCCTAAGTCAGTATCAGGGTTTATGAATCCGTATCAAGACGCTGTAACTAAGCAGGGTCTTGATGAGATGCGTCGTCAAGGTTCGATGGGCCTCAACCAGATTAGTGCAAACGCTGTGGGCGCTGGTGCGTTCGGCGGCGCGCGCCACGGTATAGCCGAAGCAGAGCACCGTAGAAACATGCTACAACAACAAGGCGATTTCATTAACCAGTCTAATATGCAAAACTACGGTCAGGCTCAGAATGCTTCTCTACAGAACTTCCAGAACCAGATGGCCCGTAAAGCAGGTGCTGCACAAGGCTTACAAGGACTTGGTCAGACATCGTCAGGACTACAGTCAAACGTAGCAACTCAGTTAGGGCAGCTAGGTGGTCAGTACGGTACGATGGGACAACAGCTTGGTGCTCTTGGTAGTCGCTATGGTCAGATGGGCGCAACACAAGCAGGTATTGGTGCTCAGATGGGTCAGGTTGGTCAGACTCAAGCAGACTTGGCTAGAATGTCACGTGGCTTTACTGGTGATGATATCAACAGCTTACAGAATGTTGGTAACTTACAGCAAGTACAGGCACAGCGTGGTCTAGACTTAGACCAGGCAGCGTGGGAGAAGAAGCAGAAGCATCCATATGAACAGCTTAACTTTATGAGTGGTCTAATTAAAGGGACTCCTTATAGAACTCAGCAGATGTCTACAACAGAAACACAGGACCCATCTAGAGCTAATCAGGTACTAGGTG